TTCGAAACCTGCACCGAATCCGTGCGCATGTACGTAATTAGCGCGACCGAGCCTTCTGCTCCCAATTCCACGCCTTCATACAGCCGTTGCGCCAGCGCCATCGTGCGCTTCGCCGTATATCGCAACCGGTTGTACGCGGCCTGCTGCAGCTTCGAAGTCGTAAATGGCGGCGGCGCGTTTCTCCGCTTCTCCTTCAGCGTGACGCTCGCCACCTGCCACTTCGCCTTGCTCACCGCGGCGACGATCGCATCCGCCGCCTCTTGGTTCTTTACCTCGATGTCTTCGCCCTTCTTCTTCGTCAGCCGCGCCTCAAAGATCGGCAGTTCGCCGGCGTCCAGCATGGCGTGGATGGTCCAGTATTCCTGCGGCACAAACGCTCGAATCGCCTGCTCGCGCTCCACAATCAGCCGCAGCGCCACCGTCTGCACGCGCCCCGCGCTCAATCCCCTCCGCACTTTATCCCACAGCAGCGGCGAAATCTTGTAGCCCACAATCCGGTCCAGCACACGCCGCGCCTGCTGCGCGTCCACCAGTTGCGAGTCCACCTGCCGCGGCTTCTCAAACGCCGCGCGGATCGCCTTGGGCGTAATCTCGTTAAACGTGACGCGGAAAATCTTCTTCGGATCAATCGCGGGTACCTTGATCTCGTCCTTGTCTTCGATCTTGATGCCGCGCGCCGTGTATTCGTACCGCGGCGCCGCCAAGTCGGCGCGCAACTGCGGATCTGGCGGGATCGCAAGGTCCTGGCCGCTCTGCGGGTCGAGCGCTTCGCGCAAGCGCCAGTGCCACTCCGCGCGCATATTGAAGAACCGCAGCTTCTTGGTCGCCTTGTCGACACCGCCCGAAGCGTTGGCGCCGTTGAGCGGCACGACCTCGATCTGAAACATCTTGGCGATGTCCACCGGCGAGGTGCCGACCCCGCCGACGTCGATGTTGAGCGGAGCCCGCTCGTCGCCGAGTATTTCGATGGCATCTCGCACCACCGCCTGGCCGTCCGGCGTCGCGCGGCCGGGCTTAGTCGTCTGCTCGGCAAACCAATTCCCATAGCGCGGCGTATAGACCGACTTGTCCTTGCCGCCGCGTGCCACGTCGATGCCGACTGCGGAGAGAGGCCCGCGCGGGCCATTGGTCTTCGCCGTCCACCGCGCCTGTGCCGCTTCGATCCACGCCGTCGGGATCACTTGCCACGGATGGTCTGCCTGCGTCGCGTCGAACGCGCCGCGCAACATGATCGACCGCATCGGCTCGGGCAACGCTTGCAGTTGCGCGCGATACCCCGTCGCCATCAGGAACGGATTGTCCTCCACCTTGGCGTGGAAGAACGTGCGTGATAGCGGCTGGATCAGTTCGTTGTTGTGCCAGAACGCCGTACCGTCCACGACCTCGGTGTCCACGCCGTCGATCATCGCGTACCATCGCAACTCGCCATCCTTCGCCGGCCGCGGATGCCGCTTGTCCAGCCACGGTCCCCAGAACTCATTGACCCAATCGCCCTCCGCGGACATCGGCGGATTGAACGTCGCGATCAGGCGGCACCGCTGCCCCATGCGCGTCGTGCGCAGCCATGCTGCCAGGAAGCGAAACATATATTCGGAAAAGTGCGTCGCCTCGTCCACACCAATAAAATCATGCGGCCGCCCCTGCCATTTGGTCAGGTCCTTTTCCTGCTCGACACCGCCGAGCTCGAGCATGCGACCGTCTTCGAACCGCCAGCGATATCGAGGCGCGCCGCGGAAGCGCGCCATCGGCGGCTTGAACAAATCTTGCCCACGGATGACGATGTCTTCAAGCTGCGTGTATTCGCGGCGGAAGATGATCGACTTCCAATGCTGCGTGTGAGCGCAGCCGAGCAACAGGTCGGTCTTGCCGCCGCCTGCCGCGCCGCCATATCCGACGATGTCAGCCTTGCTTTTGAGCGCCCGGCTTTGCGGACCCGGGAATGGCGCCCACGGCACTGGCGCGAGTAGCAGGGCGTCGAGTTCGTCGCGCTCTTGCTCGGTCAGCAATGGTAGCAAGTCGCGCCACTCTTTCGGACTCGGTAAGCCCTGCGGTGGACGCGGTCGCTTCGTCGTTCGTCCTGTCATAAAATTCCTGCACCTCGACCTCGCGCTGGCCGAGTCGCGCCTTGCCAAGGAATATCAGCATCGTCGGGTTCGGCAAAAGCTCCGCTTTGACCAGGTTGCCCTTCTCGTCGTATTCGGCCTTGCGCCCGAGCGCGACCGTCAGCTGCGCGGACCCGATCAATTCCTGCACCCTGGCATCCGCCAGCACCATCTCCTTGATGTAGTGCCGGCGCATGGTGTTGACGGCGATGCCGACGACATCGGCGATGCGGGTGAGGCGCACGCCGCGCTCCGCCATCGTGGTGATCTTGGCGGCGATCTCGGGGTTCCATTCGTGCGGCGGGGCACCGCCCTTCGTGTGGCCTTTGCGCCTCGATTCTGGCGCCGGGCCGGGCGGGTCGTCTGTGGGCGGCTGGTTCATATTGACTGGCCTACTGAATTTCAGCTCATTTTGCGCTTGCCTCTTGCCGCCGTCTAGTACTCAGTTGAGGACGACAGCCACAGGAGGCACCCCGATGGCCGAATTAAAGCCCATGACGGACGAGGACCGCACGGCAGTCGCTGACGCGGTTGCCCGCGCCGATCACTTCCTCGTTTCGCTTTTCCTTGGCCGAGGCCAATACGAAAAGCTCCCGCCTTTGCCCTCGTTGGACATGGCGCGCCGCGCCAGCGTCCTGCTTGAGCAAATACACCCGAACGGTCGCGCCGCAATGGTCTACGCGGTAACGACCACCGGGCGCAACGTGTTCGTCCCACCCTCGTTCACAGATGGAGAAAGCACATGACGAAAATAGACCGCCTACCGGTGCCACCACCGAAAGGCGCTTTGGTCAGCATCAACGACGCGCGCAATGGCTCGCACAGCAACGTCGCCGACGCAGTGCGCTTGCCGCCCGGCACCACGATCGACGGCATCGACTGCTCGGGCATGATCGACGATCCAAAGAAAGCGGGCGTGCCCCCCTATCTCCAGGTCCAGAACCGCAAAGGCCTGACGCCGGAACAATTCGCCAAGGTCAAGGCGATCCAAACCGCCGCGCGAGCGGAGGAAAAGGCCAAGCTGCGCGAGCGCGCGGAGATGGCAAAGCAACTCGGCATGGCGCCGACCGAGATGCGCAAGCACGGCGCAAAACTCAAATCCGAAACCAAATCGAAGGAGGCTACCGTGAAGCGCAAGACTTCGAAGAACGCCAAGACCCCAAAACCCGCGTCGGCGGCGGGACAGAGCAAAACGGAGATCGCCTTGAAGCTGCTCAAGCGCGAACGCGGTGCGACGCGGAAAGAAATCGCAGACGCAGCAAACTGGCCATCCATCGACATCAAGGCCATTGCCAAGCGGCACGGCTTGAAGCTCACCAAAAAAGACGACGCTTACTTGGCCCACTGAGGATCAGCCGTCGGCTGACGACGCGGCCCGGGCCTTGCGCCCGGGCTTTTTCGTTTCGACAACATCGGAAGGCTGGAGCGTGGGGATCGGAGTCGCGCCGTCCAGACCAGCGTGGTGCGCTGGCGCCTGCTCTTTCCCACGCGCTTTTCCTAGATACATTCCTGCACCCATTTCGGCAATCTTCGAATAGGGCAATTCCGGCACGGTCAACCGCGCGCGGGCATCGGGATTGAGGAAATACACATAGCGAAGTTGGAAGCCATGCAGCGGCGCAAAGCCGGCATCGCGAAACGGCTTCATCGTTGCACCGCCGCCCATCGGCTTACCGATGCTCTTGAGGGCTTGGGCTTGGGCTTGGGACTTCGCTTCCGTCAAACTCATTCGGTTGACGATGTTCGCACCTTTGGTGGACAACACGCGGTTGATGATGCCAAGCAGCCGACCGCGTTCCGGTCGGCGCGTATCGGTGGCGACCATGCGGTTGATCACCGCGGTCTCCGTGTAGGTCTCGCCGTCATCCGGCGCCGCCCATATCGTCGTGTTCTTCTTGATGCCGGTCAGCACAAATCCTGCGGCGCGGTAGATCGTGCCGTCGCCACATTGCGTGCCATCAGCAAACGAGATGATCCACTCGACGTGTGGGTAGTGCTTACGGATCATGCGCAGCGCAATCGACAGCGCGCGCGATTCGCTGTTGCGCGGCAACGCTGGCCCGAACGCCAGCCGGTTGAGTTCAAGAAATCCGTTCCACTTGGTGTCGCGCACCAGGCCCAAGGTTTTGCGCTTGTCCAGCGACGGGCCGAATTGCATCGCGCCTTCGAGACGACCATCGAGAAAGACGCCGAGGTGCAATTGGCTATTGCTGGCGACCTTCCCGCTGTAGTGCAAGCGGCGCACCAGCGCATTGGCGTCGCGGCTGGCAATCGGCTTGATGAGGATAT